AAGAAGTTGATGACTTTCTTGCAAATAATCTTTCAGTGACTTCATAACTAGCTCCTATAGCCTGTTATTTATAAACGATTACGATTTATCTTGTGCTTTTTTAATACTGGCAATGATTTCATTGCGATCCATAACTAAATCACCACCTTTTATGGGATCTTGAGCAGGATCTTTCCTATTGGCATCTAGGCGCATTTTGTCAAGTTGCAGTTTTATTAGCTTGAGCTTCTTTTCCACTTTGCTGTTTTTGGCATCAACTGCAATTTTCAACATTGCTGCACTGCTGGAAAATATTTCTCCAGCCAGTCGAGTTTCCACGTTCATACCAAGATCCAAGAGTTGTTGATGTGCTGATATAGCCATGTCGCCTAGACTATCCATTTCTTGGTCATGCTCATCGAACCCATTGATTTTACTAAAGGTTTTTTCCAGATCCTGTGCTTTTTCCAAGGCACCCTCGATGTCCTCCTGAGTGGGTTGTTGGTAATCAGGCAAACCAAATGTTTCAGCAAGTTGCTTGGTCATGTTATTTGCGCTTTTTGCCTTTGGAGATATAAATTTGATCTTCAGTTAAAATTCTAAATGTCATACCATTTTGTTTGCAAAATGCCATGGCAGCAGCCCATTTGGCCATGTTGACAATTTGTGCTGCTTTGTCTTGTCGACTGCGAGCATGCTCAGCAAATACTTGGCTACGTGGTTTAACTTCCACAACTTCATGGCGTTTTTTACCATGGCCATCCTGATAAATGATCAAAAAATCTGGTATATATTGGCTGCGTTTGCCAGTAAGTGGATTTATATAGTTAATAGCTATGCTTTCACTGGCCCATTGTATCACACTGGGATGGTTGTCTAGGAAGTTCATAACTGTGTGTTCCCAGCTGCTGCGGAAGTGAACATTTTGTTTGCCAATAAGCTTTTCAGGATGTGTAGGAACAAAAGTTCCTTGGCTCCATTTCATGATGTGTAGCCCTGAATATTACCACGTAATAAAGGATTGTTTTGCCAGTTGGGTTGTGTGTTTGCTCGCACAACTCCTATTTGGCTGCTGCTGTCACGCAAACTGTTATACACTGCTGTAAATCTAGGATCTAACTGCCCAGTTTCTTCATTGTAAAGTTTATTGGGATCAACTGTGGTATTTTGTGCAACGTAATAGCTAGCACTGGAAATTAACGGCTCACTTACGCCATCAGGAACTCCTATTTTTTGGAATACCCCTTTGACTCTATTGTATATTTGACTGGTGATTTGAGCTGTGGTAACAAACGGAACATTTGTAGTCAGCCAGTTGCCTGCATTGCCGCTGTCTTTAACACGTTCACGTGTTTTACTATCCACCCAAGCATATGCACCACCCGGCCCAGCTGTTTGTATGTTATTGCTGGCAATATTAATAGGAGGAGTGTTTAGAGCAATTTGCTTGCGTATGTTTTTTGCTATGGTATCATTATATGCCATTTTATAATCCAAAAACCAAAATACCAAAAGGACTTATAACAGGACTGATATTAACTGCACCGCCAACAGCTCCTAACAAGGGAACATAGACACTTTGAGCAATGGGACTAGGACTGTATATCAAATCACTTTTTGGTTGGTTTGCACGAGGATTTGGTGGACCTTGGGCTAGACCAACACGCATGTCAAAATCAACTGGTTGTGGTGCCCCATTGACAGTGGCAGTCTCTGGACTAGCTGACGGTTCCACTGTTTTAAAGTCAAAACCTGCTTCGCGATAAACTTCTCGTGCTTCTGCGCCTGTGGGATTTTCATAAACAAGTGATTCATACTTGAAACTCATTGTTACTTCTGCCAAACCACTGTCACTGCTGTCAAAACTTCCCCAATCTATGCTGCTAATACGCGGACGCATGAGCTTGGTTACAACTGTGCCTTGCGCCCCTTTGCCATCACTTCCGCCAAACAGGCTCCAGATTTCAATACTATCAAAAAAGTTTCTTGCGCCTACTTGCGCACTTAAACCATACCCATACTGAATATTTTCAAAACTTTGTGGTAGTTGACTGCTAGCAGGAGCCAATCCATCTTGGTTATCTCGGCTTCGCGGATAAAGACTTTGGCTATCACCAAAGTAAAATCTAAAATAGTTGATCCAGAGATTCAAAGCGCGATTGTCACTTGTATCGTGTAACGTCATGGAAATATCGCGATATGTAACTTTGGTATAATTTTGTCGGCGTAGATTATATTGATTGTTTTCTTGAGTTGCTAACTCAACTTTGGGTCTATCAACTTTTTTAACCAAAAAACTCACAGCACGTTGATCTTCAAACCCATTGAGTTTTAAAGGGCTTGCAAACATGTTATCTACTTGCTGTAGAGTTTGGCTGCCAACATTGGGATTGAGATTGAACCGTACATAATACATGAACTTGTAGCGCGGCAACGCATACATTTTGTCGTTGGTTGCACGAGCAAAAAAGTTATTTGCATATGGTATAAAAGCTAACTGAGTGTCTTGATTTATTGGCATGGCTGTAATATTTAGTGACAAAAAAAGGGCTTGAAACCAAGCCCTTTTTGTTAAAACTTCCTGATTTAATTATGCACCAGCAAGGGCTTCAGTTACTGCGGAGGTTAGAACAGTGTCTTGTGTGGCATTGTCATAACGCAGGCTCAGTGTTATTTGCATGGGTTCACTGCTGCTGTAATCAAAAGTATCATAAGTGACGTTTTGCAAGTAACAACCTTCAAGATACCAAGCTTCCAACACACCAACGTTACCACCATCAAGTGTTTCAATCTTGGTTCTAAACTTGAACTGACTGGCAGTTGTAGCACTCGTTTGTGCAAAAAAGTTATGTTGTCTTTGTAGTTGGGCGCTGACCAAACGGCTAACAGCACTGGTAATATCATCTTGTATGGTTATTTCCACGTTTTGCCAAGTGGGTTTTTGAGGCACATACATAATGTTGTTGTAGCTGTGAATAGCTGTTTCACCAAACTGCACTTGTGGTCGCCCTGCGCTTTTAACTTGACGAGTTAGGTCTAAAGTTGGTCCCAAACCAGCAAAACGATCCATTGTAACACGGAAACGATACTTTAGCTTGGGCATGAGCATGCCAATACCATTAGTGCCAGGCACTAGGGGTACACCAAATCTGCTCAATGTGGGGGTGAATACCATTGTGATTCCTCCGATAATGTAAGATTATTTAGCGAAAATATTTTTTTGACAGATTGGGTTGAATGTTGCAGTATAAATATTTAAAATAAACTGTTGTATGCGAGAGTGCTATGGATCTAAAAACTTTTTTGAACTTGAGTTCCAGTAAAAAATGGCTTGCTACAGTCAAAAAAAATCCCACGTGGAAACAGCAGCTATCAGCAATATATCCCAGCATAGTCAACTTGAAAGAACAGATTTACTTATATTTTAATGATTTAGATAAACCACCAATCTGTTCTAATCCTTCTTGCAGCAAAACAGTTTCATGGCACGCAAATCACTACAGCAATACATGCAGTCATCAATGCGCTAATCAACTGTTAAAGCATCTTGGAAAAGACCAAGAAATCAAAACAAAAATACGTAAGACAAATCAAGAAAAATATGGATGTGATAATCCACTGCAAAATGCTGCTGTTAAAAAACAACGACTGGAAACAATGCATTCAAAATACCAAGGTGGCGCTAGCCCTTGCGCTAGGCAAGCTGCTAGCAAACGAATGCAAACATTAAATCAAATTTTACCAGAAATTTTGCAGGAAAAATATGGAGTAGCAAATGTGCAACAAATACCTGAGGTGCGTCGGCGTAGTCGAGAAACTCTGTTAGCCAATCACAACGTTATAAATCCCAGTCAGATCCCTTATATCCAACAGCAACGCCAAGAAGACCTTTTAATAAACTGGCAATCTTTATGCAAAACCGTTGTTATAAATCAAATATTAGATGATGTTACAACTGATTTGCCTTTTGCTAATAAAAGAATATCGTTTATATGCTGCTCTTGTCATTTAAATCAAACTTTACCTAGCGAAACATTTAAATGGAGGATTAGAGAAGCAAATACTCCTTGCATATCATGCAGCGGAATCAAGTCAGGAAGCTTGGAAGAACGTGATGTTGCTGAGTTTATCGAACAGCAGGGGTTTCAAATAGAGAGGAATACTCGACACATTATTGCTCCCAAAGAACTAGATATTTGGATTCCACAAACAAATATAGCCATAGAGTATTGTGGTTTATATTGGCATAGTGAGTCACAAATAGCTGACAAAAATTATCATAAAAACAAATGGCAACTTTGCCAAGATAAAAATATAAGGTTGATACAGGTGTTTCAGGATGAATGGCTGCATAATGGTGATTTAGTTAAATCACGGTTATTGCACATACTGCAAAAGCAGCGGATAAAAATTCATGCCCGTAAAACAAAAGTAATAGAAATATCTACCAAACAAGCACGAGCCTTTGCCTTGCAACATCATATACAAGGTCCAGGAACCGGGAACATTTGTTTGGGATTGCAGCACAATGATGATCTAGTTGCCGTAATGGATTTTGGCAAGTTAAGCATCAGCAAAGGACAAAAGCATGTCTTTAACACATATGAACTCACTAGGTTTTCCTCTAGCTATCCTGTTCCTGGAGGCGCTAGCAAGCTTTTTTCCTATTTCATAAACAAGTATCAACCTCAAGCTGTCTATAGTTACAGTGATTTGAGATGGAACACTGGACAACTATATGAGACTTTGGGATTTCAGTTTGTCACTAACACTAATCCCAACTATTGGTATGTGCGAGGTGATAAAAGGTATCACAGATATAGTTTTAGAAAAGATCAGTTAGTTAAACTGGGGTATGATGCAACAAAAACTGAACGACAAATCATGGAAGAGTTGGGGTATGGAGTGATTTGGGATTGCGGTCATAGCAAATGGTTGTGGACAAAAAAGCCGGGCATTTAGCCCGGCTTTTTTATTTAAGCTCTTGCTCCATTAGGTAATGGATCGCCAGTATTCAAAATACGTATTGGTATGTATATGAACTCAATAGCTTTAGTGGGTTTTATTGCTATGTCAATCCAAAGTTGATTTCCATCAATTCTTGCAGCAGTGTTATTGCTCTCGTCGCACACTACTGCATAGTCATAAACTGCACGCAATCCAACCAAGTTACCAAAGAAGTTATTGAAAGTAACCAACACAGCATCGCGTGTTTGCTTGTCATTGGGTTCAAACAAATACACTTTGGCAATGTTATCAAGTTGATAACGCAGGTAACAAATCAAACGTGCAACATTGATTCTATCAAGAGCGCTTTGAACTGGACTTAGTGTTTTTTGTCCATATATCACCAAGCCTCTGTTGGGAATGAATGCAATGGGATTAATGCGGTTTTGATACAAAACATCACGTTGGCCTTGGTTCAACTTCACGGGTTGATATTCGCCCTCGCTTGTCAAATAACCCACGCTGCTTACACCAGTTACCAATCCACGGTTAAATCCAGCAGGAGCAAACCAGGGATAAGCTACTTGATCGTTAAATGCTATAGTGCGTAGTGCCATCATGCTGGGTGGCACAAACACTGAGCTGCCATCAAGATTGGTACTAAGAGCCCAGGGATACCAAACAGCAGCATAAGCACTGTTGCTTGTTAGACCATCTGGTCCAGTTTCTGCAACATTGTTTGCATTTGTAGCCCAGTTAACTATAGCAGTTGCAGGGCTAGCTTGTAAACTACTGGGTGTATCACCAACTACAAAAGCAATTTCCTTTTTATCAACGTTCAAAGCAACCATTTCTTCAATGCACTCGGGATACCCAGGAGCAGCAAGCAAGTTAAAGTATGTTTCTTCAGAGCGTGCATCTTCATTGCTTACCAATGCAGCTTGCAAAGCTCTAACTACCATCTGGCGTTGTGCTTGTGTACCCCAATAGGGACTTCCGTCATTTTGGTTGCCACTTGCTGTAACCCATGTGCCAACGCCTGCGCTAAACCAGTCAGGTTCCCATTCTTTAACATTGTTGGTGCTGTAACGTGTGTTAAACAACAACATGCCAGTGGGATATAGTATGGGATCAGGTGCATCACTATCAACATAATCGCTAACCAACATATTGCTTTCACGTGTGCTGGGAGGAGTGGCTCCGTTGTTGCTACGAGCATCAAGGAACACAATACCAGCTGGTGATGTTTGGTCAGTGTTGTCTATTTGAACCCATTGACCGCCGCTAGCAACGTATCTTTTCAACACAGGGCCATCAGCTTGGCTGGTATCCAACCAAATGTCATAGTCTACTAATGCACTGCCTGTGCTTTGTTCCACAGGTGCAAGGCTGCTTATCAATACACCATTGGGATCAGTTCCAGGATACACATTACGGTAACCTTTCCACTGATTTCCAGCATTTACCATTATATCAACTTGTAGATCGGTATTAAACCAAAGTGTGCCTTGTGCAGGTTCTCCTTGAGGTGCAGTTGCGCTGGGTGTATAACTCAAAGGCACCCAAGCTGTGCCGTCCCAACGCAACAACTGCATGTTGATTTGAGTAGGTGTGCTGTTGTCGCTATTGTAATAAGCAAAAATAGTTCCCGTTGCTTTACCTGCACCAAACGCTGCGTCTGCAACTGCTGTGCTGTTATACCAAGGTATAGTTCCAGTGTTGGGGTTGGTGTTTTGCTTGACCCAAGTTCCATTTATATAACGTCGAACTGTTATATTTACACCGCGGTTTTGACTTGTTGTATTGATCCACACACTGTTTGCTGCTAGCACTGGATTTGTACTGGGCACAGCTAGTGCAGGATAGTAGTCATTGTAAAATGCCTGGGCACCATAAGTATAACCCACATCAATACCAGCGTCGGAGGAAAGTGGATTACCAAAAACTTCTTGTAGTGTGATATATGTTCCTGCTCGGCTAATAGTTAGAACATTGCCTGTGCCGGAAGCCACAGTAGCACCAACAGCAGTGTTGATTTCTGCAACTACGTTTGCCAAAGTATTGTTAGGACTTGCAGGTACAACAACAGTTTTGGCCCCTCCTCCGATATCAACAGTAAACTGATCATTACCAGCGAAAGCGGGATTGGTTATTCCACCGGTAACACTACCAAAAAATGTTTGCTTGGTGCTGATACCCACGTTGCTCCAAAGTGGTTGGGTATTTGAAGTATCATGCACGTAAATGTCCGTGCCATCATAGTTTGTAATACGTAGATAAGAACTCAAACCACTTGTATATATGTCAGCATTGGCATTCAAGCCCGCAGTTGCAAACTGCCCGTTTATGTTTGCTGCAAAAGTAGTCAATGTTCCCGGGGTTCCTGAACTGCCCAGTGTCCCCACACTTAATGTATTACTATTACCAATTGCAATCTCAGCAGAGACATTGCTTGTAAATGTAGGACTGCTAATGCTACCTATTACTTTAGTAGGACGTGCTTGCTGCCAACCCCAACCTACCATGACGTTTCCGCCGTTTACCACACTACTGTCGCTTGTGCCCACAGGGAACCAGTAGGATTTAGTAGTTGTATCTAACCCAAAACCCCATGTTACGTTGATTTTTTCAAACGTACGGTTACGGTAGCCACCATCGTCGTCCATAGCCAAAGTAGTTACTGCAAAACTACCAGCTGATCCCACTGTGTTTTTTGGAATAATAAGGTTAGTGGGTTCTGTAGTAAAGCCCAAGGCAGTTAAAATACCACCGTTGCTACCAGCAAGTGTAATTTCGTTCGTTATATCGGCACATTGCACACGCAAGCTAAAAACAGTTTGGACAGTTGTGTTGCTGGTTACTTCATTACGAGCAACAACTTCTGCACTGATTTGCAACAAGTTAAGGCTGGTATCACCGTTAATAACATTGACAACATCAGTAATGCTTTGATTGGTATTAAGTGCAAGGCTAATTCCATTAATAATCATTGTTGCATTGCTGCCAAAAACCGGTGTATCAGCTTGTGTGATTGGTGTTGCAGCAGAACCTTGTACTATTTTCTCTAAATCTGTTGCAGAATTTAGTACTAAAGGAGTTTTTGCTTTCCAGGCAAATGCGGGATTCACATTGCCATCGCTTTGGAACAAGCCCCAAGTGCTGTCAGTTTGCAGCCAATAGCTGTTGTTTGTTGGTGTCCCAGTGGGTTCAGTTGCGCTGGGTTCCAGTTGGTTCAAATCAACATCTGCTCGTATTACATAAGCGCGATTGGCTATTCCCAAATATTCGTAAGCAGTGAAAAGTCCAACTTCATTAAGTTCACTGTCATATTGTGGAGTGCCACCTACTGTGCTGAAGCTTGGTGAGCCATAATATTGCAACAAATCACGCTGACTTGTCATAAGCTCAAGCTTGCCAGCATTGGCTTTTGTTGTACCTTCTGCTACGTTTGTAGTCCCTGTCACTATTTTGTCTTGCGCGGTGGCAATGACAACCAATGGAACAGTGCCAACAGGAGCCGTAGCATAAAAGCTCTCGTCGGTTACCGTTACTGAAACGCCAGGGGAAACTAAGTCGGCCATTGATTACCTCTCTAGAAAATGAATGCTTGTTATTTATAGGGAGGATGCCAAAATACCAGGGTTCGTGCATGGTATTTCAAATGCCGTTGACTTTAGTTCACTAAAACTTATATTTAGGTATGAGAAAAATTGTAGGTGTAGTGGGATTCATTGGCCATGGCAAGGGCACAGTGGGTGATTTTTTAGTTAGTGAATACAAGTTCACCTCATGTAGTTTTGCACACACACTAAAAACTGCTGTTAGTGCTATTTTTCACTGGCCACGTGAGCTCCTTGAAGGTTCAACTTTGGAAAGTCGAGTTTGGCGTGAACAGCCTGATAAATGGTGGAGTGCCAAGCTTGGTAGAACAGTTACCCCTAGATGGGTTTTACAACATTTTGGAACAAATGTATTGCGACAGTATTTTCATACTGATATCTGGCTATTAAGTTTGGAAAAGACAATAGCAGATATCCCGGGAAATGTTGTTGTAACTGATGTTAGATTTCCCAATGAAATACAAGCCTTACAAGCATGGCAGGGCGATCTTTGGTGGGTGAAACGTGATACCCTTCCCCTGTGGTTTGAGCACAGTGGAAATAAGGATTACATGCAAATGAATTTTCCTGAAGTGCATGAAAGCGAGTATGCTTGGTTGGATTATAAAAAAGATTTCGTTGTGTTAAACAATACTGGCGATTTGCAAAACCTTTATCTACAAATACGTCAGCAGCTTTTAACTAACCAATAATAACACCAAGAGGCATTGAATTATCGGTGTACTGCTGTAGCTCAATTTCCAAACGGTCCATCATTTCTTTGGCATCGTTTTTCAACGCTGCGCCGTTTAGTGTGGTTCCACCCTGCGGACCAATTATAGTAGCATACTTTTCATATGCCTCGCCCAGCATTTGTTTTGACCAAGCCAAGGTATAGTTGCGTATCCAGGGTCTAGCAAAAGGATCGCTTAACAGCTCATCTTCTGTTCTTGTCTTGTAAACCCAAAGCAACACTGCTTCACCACCTGTGGGTTTTCTCACAAGTTGCAGTTTTTTAGTTACTGTGTTAAAGGAATAGTTCAAATAAGCGCCGAACATACGCCCAGCTTGTTTGAGAAACTGGTTGAATGCTTCATATGTCAGTAGTCCCGCAGTGTAACCGCCACCAGCACCTGCTTGTAAAAGATACAAGTTAGTATATGCCAAGCTAAAGGGATCTAAACTTGTCCCACCATTAGTTTCACCCAAACCTCTACGAAATATCTGTCGCACACTTATGATTTCTTGAGGTAGATAGTAAACGCCTTCTTCGTTCACTAACTCCAAAAACATATAAGCTTCTTCTTGAGCATTTCCGCTACGCAAGTTATAACGCTCAAAAGCCAAAGTAGCGGCTAGTTCGTAATCTTCAGATTCCAACTCACGATCAATCATGCTTCCACCTAGCATTCTTTTAACTTCATTAATCAAGTTGACTCGCAAGGTACTAGTGGTCATTTTGGTCTCCTGAGATATTTAGCAGTTATATACTGAGATACCACTGGCCTGGTCTATATAGTCCGTTTACAAGGTTACTCCAATTTTCATTTTTCCATTGGAGATATCTACCTGTCAATAGACTGTAAACCCAGTAGGTGTCATCTACATGCGCAGTGGGATCAAAATCCACAAACCAACTGCTGCCATCATATTCCACAATACTGTTTGTCACAGCGGCCAAATTTCCCATCCAGGCAATATTGGTCTCGGGCATGTCATCTGTTAACAAGTATCTTTGTCCTGTCTGTGCAGGAGGCAATCCAGCATTGGGACCAGAAAGCTGAGGGTTAACTACTGCATTAATAGTTGTGATTTCTGTTCCTGGTAATGTGGAATCATCCAAGCGCCAGATAATTTTGTTTTGATCCTGTGGATCAAAATCCATGTAGCCTTCTATAGCAGGCTCAGTTTTATCGGGATTTTCCGTCAAGCGTATCTTGAGCTTGCTGCCTTGAGTTGCCCATTGATCATAACTGCGAAAATCACCAAAAGGTTTGAAAAATCTCCACCAAGCCAAGTCACCACCATTGTAAGTAGCAGGCAAGCCCAAGCTATTCAAAACTCCCGGGGTTATTTCGGCAAAAGTTTGATCTAAAACATTGGTGCTAATAAACTGTATTTGATTTTGATTGAATAGCAGACAGTTGTAAGTATCATTAGGAAGTTGACTGCGTATTTCACTAACCATGCTAGAAACATTTGTGCTGCTGGTTAAGGTATATGTATTTGAGTTCCATGTAAACTGACTGCCAGGATCTACCACAGGATTGGACCAACTCCAAACAACTGTGGGATTTTGATCAGTATCTGTAGTAACCCCGGCACTGTTGGCAAGTTTGATTTTAGTTAGACCGTTTTCCTGAACAACCACTATGCCGCTGTTGCCAGGTGTAGTCCACATTCTAGCTAGGAACTCTTCAGTTGTCCACTCCATGTCCGAAATAGGAGTTGAAGGATCAATAATATTGGTAATGATTTCTTGAATCAGGCTTTGTCGTTTAACTTTAGCTGGGGGATTGATCCAAATAGGAATACGGAAGTTCAAGGTCATAACATCAATTGGATTATCTGTGCCTTGCGGAATACTTCTACTAGACCAAGTTATGCTTTCTTGCATTTCAAGAACAGTTAACCAACTCCAATCCAGAGGATTAACACTGGTTTGAATATCAATGCTGGGATTGTAAAGCACTAAAATCTGTTCAGCAAGCTGCTCTTTGCTGTCCAAGTTATTGGTCCAAATATCCACTTGCACTGTCAAATCATAAGGCACTGGCATGTAACGTTGAACAGTATATCTGTTGCCTACATCATTACCGTATCGTTGTGTTTCAGTGTTGTAGTTTCGTTCGTTAACTTGCACAGTGTCTACCAAAGTGGGATCTTGGCGGCGAGTGTTATTCATGGCAATGTCACGAATGAACACTGTTATAAAAGGGCAACTGAGTAGCTTGTTTTCACTGCCGCCGCGCACAACATTTTCAGCTATGCGGCTGGGATCGCCATATCTACAGGGGACACGACGCAACGTGCCGTCTCCATATTTCACAGAGAAGTTGCTAAATGCACGAATAATCTGCATTCGATAGTTGCGTAGTTGTCCGCTGTAAAAATGATCCATGCTTTTATGAAATTATTGACAAATAACGATTATAACGAGCTATTCTATCATCCAAACCATGTGTGCCACCATTGATGATTTTGGTCAGTTTAACATGATCCTGTTGATCAGCTACTGGATTGCAGTTGTTTGCTGTCCAGAACCAACAAGCACTGGCTAGAGCACCATCGGGAGTAACAAGGAAGTCGGGATCATCAAGCAGGCTTTCATCACTAAACACTGTTTGACTGCAACGAGTATAGTTGCTTTTGCCTGTTAGCTGAATTAATCCACGTCCGCGAAATCTAAAACCTTCGCCTGATTCTTCTGGACCATTGCCCATGCGTCCGCCATAAACTCTGTTCGCTATTTTTTGTGGTTGACGATGATACGGTTGTGCTTGTGCATCACTGCTAAAATATTTTGGAAATACCACACGCAGACGTTCACTGCTGTAGTTGAGGTTTTCTTCTAGTATTTTCCAATCGGCACTTTCATGACCAGTTTGTGCTAGAAATGCTGCAATGCGATGTGGAGTGTTTATTTCCCAACGAGTTGCTGCTTGCACAAAAGGTTCATACCAAGTTTCCATTGAGGTTTTTGGGAAGCATTGTTGTAGTTGTTCTTGTGTAATCATTCCAGGGTCCTTTTTTAAATAATGTCTGGATCAAGTTTAGGAGGTATAACTTCGTTAAGCGGCTGCTTTTGTGTAATAGTTGTACCATCCTGTAAATTAGTTATATTGTCGTTGTTGATGAATGTTGCGAGCAAGCGGTTTGCTGGCAACCAAGGTGCGCGCCAGTTGGCTTCTGTTCTCCGCCAGCGATTTGCTTGCCATGTAAACAAAATAGCTGGACTCCAGTCGGTTCTAAGGAAGTAATCACCGTCGTGAGGAGTTGCAGGCCAACTATTTCCACTGGCAACAGGCTTGCTTTGGTTGGGAGGAATACCATCGCCAGCCCAAATAGTTACTGGTTTGTCTAAGTCACCTTGTAAAACATAAAACTGTGCTCCTTGAACGTTACGGAACGGCACTTTTTGTTCCGCAAGTTCCAATATAGCATCATTTATTTCCAGCTCAGCTGTACGTGTGCTTACCACATCTCCCACAGTGAGAGTGTTTCCACTGTTATCCAACACAGGGTTGCCCAAGCTATCCAAAAGCGGTTTATCTAATATATCCTTGAACTCTTGTGTGTCTTTCATAGGGTTGCACTTGATACGCCAAAGATGTGGCCACCAGCTAGGTGCATAACCTTCTGCTGGCCGAGTGCCTTCCTCTACCACATAATATTTGCTTATGGCTGCAACACTGCCTTCAACTAAATCATCACGTTGATTCAAGATCTCTAGAACATCGCCAGCTGTAATACGTCGCCCCACTAAATCAACCATGGTGTTCATGTGAAACGTGATAAAAAGGGTTTCGTTACTTAAAAACAAGCCAAACTGTCGCAAATCAAATTCTTGATCACTAACAGCATAATGTCCGCGAATACTGTAAACGTCGGGATCGTAACTACGATCTCTTATTTCCATGTTTAGCACGTCTTGAATGGTAAGATCACGGGAATCTGCACCAGTGAAATCTAGGTTCACAGTGGTGTCCGTAACCGCAACATTGGGGTTGGGACCCAGATACTTATGTAAATAAAACTCCACTCCACCAACTTGGTACTGTTGAGCTATTATTTTGTCAGTAAACTTGTAGTCAAGAGTTTTGGTGCCTAATCCGCGCCATAAACTCAGTTTTGCCATTGCCTACTCCTAGTTTCAAATATTTATGAAGATTTGAATGGCTTGTATTTGAAACTGATTTTACCTGATATTCTGCTGCTGAAATAGCTTTTGCCTGCATCAAGATATACTGTGCCATTATATTCTGGTGGATATATGGCAGAAAATCCAGTTACAGCAACATTGTTACCTTGAACACGAGCTTGTGTATAAACTTGCAAAATACTAGCTTGGTTTAAAAATGCCAAGCAACCTTCACCAAACGATGGAATCAGATTGATATGTTTACTTACATTTTTGGCTACATTGGCAATCAAAACATAACCTACTTTGAATCCTGGTACGTCTTGTTTACTGCCATATTCATTAAACAAAGCTTGTGCTGCTTTAGATAGCTTGCTGGACTCAGTTAGGTCTTTTTGCACCACTGAGCGAATTTCATTTGCTAGTTTGGTTGTTATCAGCTCAAAACGCAAAGCCAACGCCAGGGGTCCTTCTTCTGCAGAGTTGTCATTAATAACTTGCATGATATCAATCATGTCAGCATGTTCTTCTAGCAAATCATTGCGATTGTTTTGCTGTGCTTTCACAATAGCTGACCAAATATTTGCACTGCTTGCATTGGCCCCGCTGGCACCTTTGCTGCTGATTCCCAGCACAGCACCTTTTTTGCTCACAAAGTTGCTGTCTACCAAGTTGTTGTTTTTTCCTTGAGGCCATTGAACTTGACATGACTTCCAAGGTGCCCGTAGCACTTCACGTCTGGCCAAGTCAGCATCGCCTCCGATCATTCCCTGCCAAAGTGCAATAGGCTGCATGATTTCACCAAGGTAGTCTCTAATAGCTTCAAGATTTTCTGCTTGATTCTCAAATACCGGCATTTGACCTTGAGCTAGCTGACGTAGTCCTGCCATGATTTCTTCATTAGCACCGCGACTTTCAATCCAATCTAGTAGTTGTGCAGTGTTTGCAAATGCCTGTTCACTACCTATCAAATCTTGAGGTGTTAGTCCAGTTTTCATTTTCTTGGCACTGCGAGTTTGCAAATGCCAAGTGCCGGGAGTTTCATTATTACCCCAACTGCCTATTAGGTTTTTGGGAACGCTTTGATAGTGACGACCCCAAAGCATGGGTTCACCATTATCTAAAACCAGTTCGGCAATAGCAAATGCTAGATAATTTTTGTTACGAGCATTAACCCATAGGATTTTTTGCCCAGTTTGTTGTTCTATTTGCAGCTTGGCTTGATCACATTGGTCAATATCTGGAAAACTATCCTTATCAGGATACATGGTTATTTTGGTAAAGCGAGCTGATTGATTGTTATCATCAGTAAAAACATCGCCAGGCTTGCGACCAAATAAACCTTTTGCTTCCCAAAGTGGTTGAATAAATTCCTGGTGTCGCATTTACTGACCTGCTTTCATTGTGACTTCTTGGAAGATAGAACGACTTTCATCACGTTGTGGTTTGTGGCTAACACCCATGCCCTTGCGAGTTATGTCCATGAGATACTTGATCCAATCTTGCCCCAGAGCGGTTTCATCAAAACCTTGACTCCACACATTATATTGTTGTTTGTCACTTGCTTGAGGATCTTTAAGGATGTTTCTCAGTTTGGTAAAACTCATGCCAGTTGTTCGCGGCGTGGGATTAAGAGAGACTTTGACATGTTCATAGCCAGGAAACTTATTCACAGATTTCATTATAGCTTGTGCCAATGGCATGTCTTTCTGATCTTCACCAACCATTATAACAACGTTATCATAGCGAGGAGCTTGTCCCCGACGTGGATTGACCAACTCATGCTTGATCTTTTGCATAAGTGATCCTCCTTGTTGAACAGCACTGATATTCGAGGCATATTCAGGATCTAGCTTGTGCCAAGTTTGTGTTTTAACAGAGGGTGGTATGGGATCATCAACTCCCACAGCATTGCCTATGAACAAATAAGGATCGGCTTGGAGTTTTTGTGCTTGTTCTTTTGTAAGCCTCCACAGCTCTTGATGACCTTTGTGTCCCACAAAACTTCCAATAGCTACTACAGCAGTTTTTGCCTTGCCTTTCACAGCAGGTGGGGCCTTGGCAGCCATGGCTTGTTTCATTTGAGGTGATGTTACTTTAAACACTTGTCCACTGGGCATGTTGACAATAATGCCTTCCATGGTATTGCCAAGAACATTTTTACCTCTTAGTTTGGGACTGGTCAAAATTGTTTGACTGAGCTTTTCTCTAGCAGCATCAAGTTTGTCTTTGTTTGCAACACGATTTTTGGGATCAAGGTCCGCAACCGGCTCAACTATTTTCTCGACATCCAATCCAGAATGTTCCAGTTGGTTGTTGATTATTTTTACATCACTTGTGCTGGCGTCCGTCAACTGCTTTTTGATTTCTGCGGATTGCTGTTCAGGTAGTTCAGTGCCTGTGCTGAACTTTTTAAAAGCAAATGGCACCAAGGTCATAACCTTACCAAGTTCCTTGGGATCGTAACTGATATTAACAAACTTTAAACCATCCTCAGTTTGCTGGGCCATGGGCCTATATAACATTTCCGCTTGAACCAATGTGTTAACTGGAACTTTCTTGATAAAGTCACTGCCAGTAATGATTTTCAAAACTTGATCGTAGTTGCGTGCTCGAGCTTGTTGTTCTTGATTTTGACCTTGTTCTTTTGCATATTTAGAGAAAAATCCTTGGTCCTCGGCATATATTGGTCGATCCACCCTGCTAGTCATAAAAAATGGTTGGCCTTTTTGATCTCTACCAAAACGTATGCCAGCCCCGTCAACTTTCAAGTTAATAGGCACATCATCCAAGTTGCCACCAAGTTGAGCTATTTCCTGACAAAGTTTAATAAAATCTGCGTCCTTCATCTCCATGCTGCTGGCACGGCCGTCAGGCAGTCTACTGTAAATGTGTTGAACACCTTTTCTAGCAAAACTAGGTGTATCTTGAGCTTCTTGTATTATGCCTTTTTCTTTTTGTCTGCTACGAAACTTGCTTTCGTAATCTATTGCCATGTTTACAGCTTGCTGACGCAGTTGAGTTGAATTTGGCACTTTAAGTGGTTTGTGGTCTTTGGTTCCCAAAAGCATGATGTCAATAGCAGCGAACTTGGTATCGCGGTCACGTTGCGGATCGTCTTTTGTGATCATTTGTGCCCCAGCACCAAACAAAATATCATAAAACGCTTCGACTACAGCACGGTTTTGTTCGGGTTTTAGATACTTGTTCATAAGTTGAATTGTGCCAACAAAACTACCTTGCAGTTTTCTATCAGCTTCCGTGCGTTTACGTCCAAACATCAGTTCAAACTGCTGATCAAGGTTTTGCACATAATGTCTATCTGCTGTTTCAATATATTGCATTATGGGAATATTCTTTTTGGTGGCAGGCTCACCTGTTTGAGGATCAAGGTAAGGACGGTATTTCAAACTAAGGCCACCACCTTGAGCACTGGTCACAGCAAAACTATAGTTGCTGTCTTGAACAGGCTCATCACTTATTTTAACGCCACGTTTTTGAACTTTTGCAACATACTTTTTGGTTTGATGTGCTTGCACTAGGGCGCGATTTATATACTTGTGGAATACACCTTTAATGCCTACTTCCATGTCGTCATAATGGCTGCTGTGACTGTAAGCAAACCATTCAGTGGGCTTTTTAGTTTTGGTATCATAAGGACCCAGCTCGTAGTCCACTTGCACACGCACAACAGGATCATCTAGCAACCAAATACTGCTTAAGGAACTGTTGAATCCCAAAAGCACACCGTTTCCAACTTTTTGCCCTATGATACTTTCCAACCAAGTGGCTAATTCCTCACCAAGATTTTGATCAACTTGGGTATCAATATCACCAACTTTGGTTTTTTTCAGTTTGTTTAGGAAATCTTCAGTGTTAATTTTTTTGATATTGAAAAAATGCACACTGCTTCCACTAAACATGTCTCCACTTGTCAGCAAACTGGGTGCCCAAATATACTTGCCTGTGGCTTCGCGAAAGCTTTTATTTTGAGCAGCAAACAACTTTCTCAGTTGTTTGACCATGAAATCTCTATTATGCAGTTTGAGATCAATTTCTTGCGCGGCTTGATCTTGCGCACCTTTCCAACCAGGACTTTTGCTGCTTACATTGCCGCCTTCCATCAAATAAGGCAGTGGACTATATAAAATTTCAGATATGAGCATAAGGGCCTCGTAAAAATACCCAGTATTTAGTATTTTACGAGGCTATTTGTGGCTAAAAGAATAAACTTGATGTGACAGTTTGAGGACGCGGAAACTCTAGGAAAAACTTTTCTGTAACCAGCACTTGATTGTCCAGTAGTTGATAAACTCTATTACTTTTGGACGGTTGATACCGTTGACCATCTTGAACATAGGGCAATAAGTCAGGTACTTTGGCCGCTGGTGCTGGAGCCCATGGAACATTATCCTGCCATGTTATTGTTCCCGACATACGGTCTAACTGTTGTTGCCATATTTGATTCAAGTTTATGTTTCGGAAGTTGTGGTTGTGTGCACGCCAGGTGGGCACAGCCAGCAGGTCGTTTACTCGTGACAAAATTACATCACTAGCCAAGTTACTGATTTGCACATGTTGCTTGTGTGATATCACATGTTGGCTGGCACTGATACATGTGTAACCATGTTCTGTCAACCACTGTATAGCTTCATGACTGCGTGCAAGTTCATCAGGCGTTTTGTGATTGCACTCAAAAAATATCCAAGGTTGATCACGCTCAAGAAGCTGCGTGGCCCCTTGCAATACTGCCAGTTCATGACCTTCCACGTCAATTTTCATAAGTTTAACAGGATCCAGTGTTAAACTGTCAAGGTTCACAATAGGCACTTGGCGATTACCTTGTCCCTGTTGGACAACATGGCTGGTGCCTGTTTGTGTTTTATTCCATGCAAACTCTACAACACCTGAAGTTTCACCTACAGCAGTGTTATGCAACTTCCATGCAACCTCAGTTGCATGATATGTCCTAGTAATAGATTCACAGTTTTCTTGTATGGGTTCAAACATTTCTGTGGAAGTAACAAACCCTTGAGATAAAAACTCCCAACTGGCTACACCATAGTTTGCACCTACATCTAGCAAATGACCTGGACCGTGGAGGCCCAGTTCTTGCCATACTGGCCACCATTTGCGAAACAACCAGTTGTCATTTTGCAAACGTAGCTTGCTGCTCCAAAAGTCTTGTTTGGTCATATGAAGCTCAAGTCCATTAAATGGCAAAACTTCAGTTTTCAAATCAGCTAGGCGTTGCATGGGACCTCTTTAATACTATGTTATTCTTGCACATGATTTCACAGTTGTCAAAACATTTTCTCAACTCTAGCTTTTTATGATTTAGAACAGTAAATATAGTTATGGCATCAAATACACATGACCCTTTTGTTTCACAAATTCAACACTTGTTAAGCTCGCATGCGCCTGACGGCATAGCTACACGAGTAAAAAGCAACAAGGACCTAGCACTCGCTGTAACAGCATGGACCGCAAGCGCATCATGTTCCAACTGGAGTGAAAAAATCTATTGTTATGTGAATGGTTTGGAACACCCACCTCTGTGTGCATGTGGTCAAGCTTTAACATTTGTCAGCATAAAAACAGGCTATCGCGAGTTCTGTTCACGATCATGTGATCATGCTAAATCAGCAGCAACTCAACGCAGAATCGCCAAAATGAAAAGTCAAGGCGGGGTAGGACTAGCCAATCCCAATACCAAAGCCAAAGCTAGAAAAACATTACAACAAATATATGGTGATGATATCATCAATCCCAGCCAAATATTAGAAAATCGAGCAAAGTTAAAAATCAACAATCCAATGCACTGCCAAGTTACCAAAGATAAAATTAAGCAAACTACATTACTGAAATATGGCGTTGATAACGTTGCCAAGCTACATTATTCACCTAAAACTATTGAAATCTTAAATGATAAAGAATTGTTAAAAGAACTATTTCTAAGTATGCCTACTTCTGATATTTCATCTAAACTAGGTGTAAGTGATGGTGTTATATTTAAACAACTATATAGATTTGAACTTAGAAAGCCTCATCAGTCATCTCCAGAGTTACAACTAAGAGAATACCTAACATCATTGGGCTGTGATGATTTTAAAAAAGATAGGAAAATACTAAAAGGCAAGGAACTGGATTTCTATAGTGCTTCATTAAATGTTGCAATAGAATATTGCGGATTATATTATCATTCAGAATCTGTCTACCTAAATAGGAAATACCATAGGGAAAAGTATTTACAATGTAAAGAAGCTGGTATAAAATTAGTTACTATATTTGAAAATGAATGGATACACCGACCAAATATAGTTCTGTCGCGCATTAAACATCTCGTTAAAAGATCTGAAACTGGTATCGGTGCTAGGAAGTTAGCAATAAAAGAAATTGATACAAACATCGCTAAGCAGTTTCTAGAGGTGTTTCACATTGACGGATATGCAAATACATCAACAAAATTTGGTGCTTTTTATCGTGATGAACTAGTCGCTGTTATGACATTTGGTAAAAATAATCGAGTTAATTCTGCAAAGCTTTTACAAGAGTGGGAAATGGTTAGATTCGCAACTAACGGTAAAAACTATCCAGGTGTTGCTGGTAAACTATTTTCAACATTTATCAAAAGTTATAATCCCACTAGTATTCTAAGTTACAGTAATCTACGATACGGAGAAGGCGATTATTTAAAATATCTAGGTTTTATTCGAAATAAAGATACCAGCGTGGGATATTGGTACTTTAAAAATAATGAATATAAATTATATCATCGTTCGAACTTTACCAAGGACAATATCTTAAGGAAGTTTCCTATGATTGATTTTACTGCTGTTACAGACGAATATTCCATGGCCAAGCTTGCAGGATTAGATCGGATATGGGATTGTGGCAATGCAGTATGGGCATGGAACAAAAAATAACACTTGCATAAAGATTTATGTACAAAAAAATCCGGGATTTCTCCCGGATTTTTTATTGTTCACAACAAGCAGGATACTTGCTGAGTAACTTAAATAAACTTCAAGTTAGCTGTGTTAATGGAAATACCAGCCAAGTAGTCAGCAGCATTGCCAAGGCTTGATGCTGTGTTGCTGAGTTCCAAATAGCCGTAACGTGACATAAAGCTCACAACTGGTTCAAAAGTTGTGGGGTCAATGATCACACCACTGCTTGTTAGAGGAACGTATGGGCAATAATATGCCGCCGCGTCGATTTCGCCAGGGCCTTTGTAACCAACCAATACGTTTGTGTCGTCAGCAGCATATTGGTCAACATACACGCGCATGGTGTTGTTCAAAGTGCCAACGAACTTGGTGTTGGTTGGTGCTTCAAATGTACCTTCGGTTGTGCGAGCAAAAGCTGAAGTTGTTGCGCTTTGCAGGATTGTCAAAGCTGTGGGGCTTACCACAACCCAGTTACCTGCACCACGACGTGTGCGGGCAGCAATCAAGTTTGCACCACGGTTGATCAACACTGCTAGAGCAGCATGTTCGTCACCAACGTATGTTGCAGTACCGCTTACAGCACCTTGGTCATAAGTTAGTGTTGTGCCAGCCAATGTACGCAAGCTGGTCAAGATTTCTTGGTCAATTTCAGCTGTGATTTCTTGAGCCAAAGCAGCCATGATTTCTGCTTCGATGTCAATGCCTTGTTGGGCTTGTGCATCTTGAGCAGCTTCAAAGGTCCAGCGAGCTGACAACTTGCGTGTCTTGGCTTCCACTGTTTCCTTCAAGATTTGGATGTTCAGTCTCTTGCCAGCTGTACCTTCTAGCACGCTGGTTGGTGCAGCGCGAGGAGTTGTGCTGTTGCCATTACCGCTATAGAAGCGTGCAATGTCGAATGGGCTGAGAGCTTCAGTTCCAGCTGCTACTGCATTTGGTGTACCAAATGTATCAGCATAACGCACACGCAGGGTGTGGATTTGGCCCACAGGACCAGTCATGGGCTGTACGCCAATGATTTCGTTAGCAATAACAGTTGGCATTACACGACGGATAACAGGCAAAATAACCTTGTTCAGGGTTGCGATGTTACCGGCGCTTGTGCTACCGGGACTGGCAGTCTCAAACAAGATGCCACTCATTTTGTTTAGTTCACGCTTGGTGTTGTCAAGGACTACGTCCATGACTTTTTTACGGTTACCACTGAGACCTTCGCATAGGGCCTGTTTTGTAGCTGCCCAGTGTGTCTCAAAGAGATTTTTACTCATTTTATTAGTTCTCCTTATTCTCTATGAATACCTGCCAGATACAGAATTTGGCCCAGGTCAGCCTGAGTTTCTTCTGATACTGATTCTGCAAGTTTATTGGTTCTGTTGCCTGTTACCACTGCTCGCTTTTCTTGTGTTTGTGATTCAGCAAGGGCTTGTTTGCCACGACCAGCAGGAGCAACATTACCCTGCATGACAGTGGGTAGATATCTGTTGAATGCTTCGCGCAGGTTTTGTGTGCGGATGCCTTTCAACAAATCTTCCATCACTGCTCGTTTTTCACGGCCCAATGGGGCTGTGATTTCCTGCAGGATTACCATGCGCTGGGCACGGTCTTCAGCAGTTTTTATGCGAGCTTGTGCATCTTCCACCAAACGAGTCTGAGCTTGTTTTTGACGGTCTACATGACGTAGAGCCGTGTCTAAACGACCGTTGGTTTCAGTAAGTTGACGAGTCAGCTTGCGAACTTCGCTATGTTCAGCTAGATAGCTGTTCATATACTCTGCTGCATATGCTTCAAATATCTTGCGTCCAAAGTTGTTTTCTCTTGCAACTTTGATGTCATCACGCCATTGACTGAGTTCTTCACGAATTACAGTGTTTAGAGTGCCTTCAACAAGATTTTTGGCTCGATTAATGAATTGCGCGCGAGTTTCTTCAATACGTTGACGTCCTTGCTGTGCAAGCTTGACACGTTGTTCTACAAGTGCCTTCTTGTCAGCATGGAATTCAGCTATTTCCTCGCTTAGTTGTTTGAGAATGAATTCTTCCAGTTTGCGAACACGTTGACTGTATTCCAAGCTGGTGTTTTCACGAATATTCTCAAGTTCTTTTGCCATTTGGTGACGTTGAACTTTTAGTTGACGACGATCTTTTACAAATTCCGTCAGCTCTTCATTGAGTTGACGTGCAACAAATGCATTAATCGCCTTCATGTGCTCACGCAAACGAGCATTGTAACGTTGGCTAGATGTCTTTGTTGCAGTACGCAATTTTGCACGATCTTCAGCAAACTCACCGAGTTCGCTACGAATAGTGTCATTCAACATCCGGTCCATGGCTTCCACTAACACTGCTTTGTCATTTTGATAACGAGCAGCGTAGTCCTCATGAAGACGGGTCTCCATGCTGCGAATTTTATTTTCAAAAGCCTCCTGGAGTGTGGCTTTGAGTTCATCACCCAATGCTGTATTCTCCAGGAGATCTTTCAATGTAGTTTCCATTGGACGGTCGCTCCTTTTAAAGTTTCAGATCATC